AGATCGTTAATACACTTTTTGAACATGGCTGTACCTGATCCCTGTTCCTCCCCCCCGCCGAAAAACGACAATATTTCTTCGGCGTTTTCTTACAATTTTAAATTGGCGTTGACAGCACTAAGACCAAAGAAGTTCCCGGACTCTACATGAAGGAAGCCGCAATAGACAAATACAAGGAAGTAGCTGAGGCGGATCTGCGCAAGCTGGCGAAGGAGATGTTCCAATGATCTTCACCATGCCCACGCTGTCTCGCTCTCTGGCGGACTATCTGGCCCCGAAACTGTCCGGCGCGTCCTTCTACGCGGACCCACACCAGCAGGGTACGAAAACGCCGGCCCTTTTCCTCCGCCAGATGTTCGCAAAAATGTCCCCGCAGACCGGTGGGATGGTACTGCGGAAGTTGGGGCTGGACCTGATATATCTGGACCGGTGCTACACGGTGGATGAGGAAAGCCGCCTGCAAGCGGCGGCGGACGTGATGGACCAGTATCTGGAGACCTTTCCCTATGCAGCAGAAGAGAAGGAGAAACCGGCCTGCCTGCGCGCCTACGACCGGCACTGGGAAATCACCGACAACAAACTGCATTATAAATTTGAGCTTCGCCTGCGGCTCACGCGGGCGGAGGACACGGCCCTGATGCAGAGCATCCAGGAACTGAACATGGAGGGAAAACCATGAATAAGACCGAAACCAAAACAGAGAAAGCCTATCCCACCGAAGCGCTGCTGAAAAGCAGAGCTCTGGGGGGATACCAGCGGGACTTCGCCCGGACACTCCTGACGAAACCCGCCTATACCGTCCGGGAGGCCGTCGCCATCCTGGACAAATATTGCAAAGGGGGGAAGACCTGATGGCAGGCGGCAACTGGACGGCCCAGAACAAGGTCCGTTCCGGCATTTACATCAATTTCACCAGCAAGGGGAGCCGAAACCTGGTACCCGGCAATCGTGGAACATTGGCGGGCATCCGCCCGCTGTCCTGGGGGCCGGTGGGGCAGATCATGACCATCGACTCCAACGCGGACGTGACGCCCTACATCGGCTATGGCATCACTACGCCCCAGGCCCGCTTCCTCCGGGAGGCGCTGAAGGGTACGGATGTGACCGGCGCTCCTACGAAGATTTTGCTTTACCGCCCTGCGGCGGCGGATTCGGCGGCGGCTTCCGCCTCTCTTGCCGGGGGCGTGACCGTTACGGCCCTGTATCCCGGCGCGCGGGGTAATGACATTTCTATCGCTGTCGCTGAGAGCGTGGATGACGAGGGCGTTTTCACCGTAACAACGCTGGTGGACGGCATTCAGGTGGACCAGCAGACCGCGCGGACCGGCGCGGAACTGACGCCCAACTCCTGGGTAAGCTTTACCGGCGGCGCGGCGCTGACGGCCACGGCAGGCGTCACGCTCACCGGCGGCGCGGACGGCACGGTAGCTTTGCAATCCTATTCCGATTTTCTCACTGCTCTGGAGCCGTACAGCTTCGACGTGATGGTCTATGACGGTACGGACAGCGCGGTACGCGACGCCTATGCGGCGTTCGTTCAGCGCATCTCCTCCCAGGAGGGGCGCTACGCCCAGCTGGTGACCACCGGCGCGGACCATGCCGACAGCCGGTTTGTCATCAACAACAGGTCCGGCGTAGTTCTGGAGGACGGAGAAGTGTTGACGCCCCAGGAGACCGTCTGGTGGCTGGCCGGAGCGGAGGCCGGGGCGCAGTATTATCAGTCCCTCTCCTGCGCGGCTTACCCCGGCGCGGCGGACGTGACCCCAAGACTGACCGGCAGCCAGATCGAGGCGGCCATCCTGGCGGGGGACGTGGTCCTGTCGGAAGAATTTGGCCGGGTCACAATCGAGACGGACATCAACACCCTGACCACATTCACCGAAGATATCGGCGCGGCGTTCAGAAAAAACCGCACCATGCGCAGCTGCAACAATCTGGCCAACGACATCTACCGCGAGTTCTCCCTGCACTACAAGGGAAAGGTTACCAACAATGAGGAAGGGCGCGGCCTGCTTCAAGCGGCAATTTTGAAGTATCTGCTGGCCATGCACGACAAGGGCGCGCTGCGGGAGCGGCCGGTTGGTGAAGACGTAGAGGTCCTTGCTGGCGATGAGACCGACAGCATCGTCATCAATCTGGGCCTCTGGCTGGCCGACGCGGTAGAGAAAATCTATATGACGGTCACTGTGATGTAAGGGAGGCAAAATAATATGAGTTTTCTTCTGGAAAGAGACACCCTTCACGGTGCAGCAGGGAAAGCGTTCGTCACCATAAACGGTCAGGTCCGGGAGCTGTTCGGCGCGAAGAAAATCCAGACCCAGGCAAACATCCAGAGCACGGACATGAAGGTCATCGGTACCAAGAAGATCCAGGACAAGCCCGGTGGGGTGAAGCAGACCGGCACGGGGACCTGCTACTACGGCACGCCCATTTTTGTGGATATCCTGGCCCAGTATATCCGCGAGGGCCGGATGCCTTACTTTAACCTCCAGACCACCAACGACGATAAGGCGTCGTCTGTCGGCGTACAGACCATTGCCTACTACAACTGCAAGCTGTCCGGCGATATCCCGCTGTCCGTCCTGGACGCGGACACCGACATGCTGACCTTCGACTTCTCTTTCACCTATGAGGATTTCGAGGTTCTCAGCCGATTTAACGATCAGCCCGATCAGCTGGGCAATTAAAGGAGAATATCATGAGCAATCTGCAAGCATTCCTGCATCCCGTCCAAAGCGCGGATGTCCAGGAGGTAGTCATCTCCAGGCGGTTCATCGGAGAGAACGGCAAGCCCATCCCCTTCAAGATCCGCCCCCTCACCCAGGAGGAGAACGCCAGGATCAGCAAACAGTCCATGCGGCTTGTCAAGGGCGGCAAGCGGGGCGAGAAAGCGTTGGACAACATCGAATACACCAACCGTATCGTGGTGGAGGCCACGGTGGAGCCGGATTTTCGCAGCGAGGAACTGTGCAGGGCGTACGGCACTATGGACCCTGTCGAGGTCCCCGGAAAGATGCTTCTCGCGGGGGAGTATAAACGGCTCATGGACGCCATCATGGAGCTGTCCCACTTTGAGGACGACCTGGAGGATGAGGTAAAAAACTGATCGCCGGGGGCGACCCGGACACCCTGTTGGCTTACTACATGTTCGTCAATCACGGGTGGCGCCCTCAGCAGGTGGACGACTTGCCGGACCGGGAAAAAAGCCTGATGACGGAATTTGCATTGAAGGAGATCCGGTCCAGGCCAAAGGCAAAGTGAGGTGAATGCGGTGGCTGCTATTCGGGAAGAACTGGTTTTGGCAGACCGGTTTTCGTCTGTTTTTTCCAAATATCTGAACATGGGGCGGATGGCGTCCAGCACAATGCGGACTGCGGCTGACGCGCAAAGCGCTTTCACCAACGCGGCAGAGCGGAGCGGCGCAGCGCTGGAAGAAATGGCAGACGCGGGCAGCCATGCCGTTGAATCAGCAGGGGGAATCGGAGAAGCCGCGCGGAAGATGGCTGACGCCTCCGGCAGAGCGTCGGCCGGACAGGACCGCCTCAACACCTCCATGCGCAGCGGCGCGACAGCGGCGGACAGTCTGATCAGAAAGGTTATGCGTCTCGCCGCGGCCTATGCGGGCTTACAGAGCGCGCAGAAGTTCATCAGCCTGTCTGACACCTGGACCCAGACCACGGCGCGGCTGGGCCGCATGAACGATGGACGGCAGACCACGCCACAGGTTCAGGACATGATTTACAATGCCGCCCAGCGTTCCCGGGGAGACTATCAGGATACGGCGGACATGGCGGCGAAGCTGGGTACCCTGGCCCCCGACGCCTTCGGCAGCACGGCGGAGGTGGTAGCCTTTGCGGAGCAGATCAACAAACAGTTTGCTCTGGCGGGTACCAACGCCCAGGGTGCGCAGGCCGCCATGCTCCAGCTGACCCAGGCCATGTCCTCCGGTGTGCTGCGGGGTGAGGAACTGAACTCCGTTTTGGAACAAGCCCCTACCATCACACGCGCTATCGCGGACTATCTGGGCGTGAGCATCGGCAAAATGCGCGATTTGGCCAGTGAAGGAAAAATTACTGCTGACGTAGTAAAAGCAGCCATTTTCTCGGCTGCGGAGGAAACCAACGCCGCTTTTGAATCCATCCCACTGACTTTCTCCCAGGCAATGACGGTGGTGAAAAATGAAGGCCTGAACACCCTGCGGCCTGTGCTGGAGGAACTGAACGCTTTTCTGAACAGCGACATCGGGCGCGACGCGCTGGATGGATTCATCTCCGCCGTCCGCATGGGCGGGGCGATGCTGCTGTGGCTGGTTCGGCTGACGGAGCGCGGCGCGGCCTTCATCATGGAGAATTGGGATAACGTCTCTACACTGCTGATCGCGGGGGCAGTGGCTGTCGCAGCGGTGATGACCGCTTCCGCCATACAGTCCGCCGCTGCCTGGGCGGCGGCAAACTGGCCGCTCCTGCTGATTGTTGGAAGCATCGTCCTGGTCATCTACATGGCCCGGCAGATGGGTGCCACCTGGGAGAATGTCGGCGGGGTAGTGGGCGGCGTACTATATGAATTGTTCGCCTTTGGGAATAACCTGACAGCCGACGCCTGGAACCTGATCGCTACATTTGCCGAATTTTTTGCCAACGTATTCAACAACCCCGTGGCCGCGATCATGCACCTCTTTGCGGATCTGGCGGATTGGTGCCTGAGTATCATCCAGAGCATCGCCAGCGCCATTGACGCCGTATTTGGCAGCAGTCTTGCCGCCGCAGTCAACGGCTGGCGCTCCGGTGTGCAGGCGTGGGCCGATTCCTTCGGCGAGAATGAGATCAAAATCCAACGCATGGAGAAGATCCAATATGATGACGCCTGGGACCGCGGTTCACAAATGGGCCGCAGCGTTGGGGCGGCGCTGGATAACTTCAATATGTCGGATTTCCTCAGCGGCATGGGCGGCAGCGGATTTGACTATGAAGCGCTGACGGCCGCTTCCGGGATCAACAGCACTCTCTCCGACATCGCGGGAGATACAAAGGCCATCAAGAACAGCGTGGCCCTTTCTGAGGAGGATATCAAGCTGCTGGCGGACATGGCGACCCGCGAGTATGTCAACAACATCAACCTCACCGCCCAGACGCCCATTATCAACGTCAGCGGCCAGAACACCGGCGACACCGAGCTGGACAAACGCGCCCTGGCGGACGCCATCAAGGACATCCTGCTTGAGGAATCTGCCAGCCACACGGATCTCGCCTATACGTAAGGGGGTAGACAATGGAGAATCAATACGGCCTGTATCTGGCCCACGAGGGCACGGTGATCCGCCTGCCGGTGAACCCCGAAAGTTATTCCTCCACGAAGGACAACGAAAACGGCAATTATAACGTCCTGGGCGTGGGTCCTATCATGATCCCCCGGAAGCCGAAGCTGATCGTGACCTCCTGGTCCGGCCTTCTCCCCGGACGGCCCGACATGGGGGCGGTCCTGACGGCGGGAGCGTTCCAGCCGCCAAAGTTCTATATCGACTTCCTACAGTCCGCCATGGACGATAAATGGATCGTCCGCTTTGTAGCCAACCGCTATATGGAGGATGGGACGCCTATTTTCGATACCAATATGGAATCCCTTGTCACCCGGTTCACGTATGAGGAGCGGGGCGGGGAGACCGGGGACTTCTATTATGACATCTCCCTCAGCGAATACCGGGACTACTCCCCGAAGACCGTCAAGTTCCAGCCACCGGCAGAGGCAGGGCAGCCGGTGACCGCCACGTCGGAGACCACCCGCTCTATTCCACAGGGACAGCTGACAGTGGGGCAGGCGGTGACGGTCAACGGGAACTGTTTCCATGACAGCTACGGCGGTGAGCCCCACGCGGCACTGTCCGGGTTCCGGGGCGTGATCTCCCGGATTGTCGCTACAGACCCGCAGCGGGCCTGTCCCTACCACATCGCCGCTGAGAGCGGCGGCGCGAAGGGCTGGGTAAAGGCCAGCCAGATCCAGGCGGTGTAAAATGACCTGTGAGCTCATTATCGTAGAAAAGCGCACGGGGAACGCCTGGGACGCCGCCCCGCAGGTGCAGAGCGTCACCTGCACCACCAACCGCACCGGCTCCCCCGGTACGCTGAAATTCACGGTCAACGCCTATAACGGCCTTTCCTTTGTGGAGGGGGACCCGGTCCGGTTTTCTGTAGACGGGAAGCTCATTTTCCTGGGCTGGGTATTCACGAAGAGCCGGGACCGCCACGCCATCATCGAGGTCACCTGCTACGACCAGCTGCGCTACCTGAAGGCCAGCGCCAGCTACTGCTTTACCGGCCGCACGGTGGGGGAGATTATCACCGAGATCGCAGAGGACTTCCAGTTAGCCGTGGGACATCTGGACAGCACCGGATATCAGATCCCCACCCTCATCATGGAGGAAAAAAGCTGCCTGGACATCATTTCCACCGCTATCCAGCGCACGCTGCTTGCCACCGGAACGCTTTACACCTTCTTCGATGACGGCGGGGCGCTGTCCCTCCGGGAGGCGGGGAAGATGGTGGCGGAGGGCGTAGTAGGGACCTGCTCCCTGCTGACGGACTATCAGTACCAAACCGACATCGACCGGCAGACCTACAACTCCATCAAACTCTCCCGTCCCAATGAGTCCACGGGCCGCGCGGATGTGTTCCAGGTCATTGACAGTGGAAATATCGGCAGGTATGGCCTGCTACAGCTCTATCAGACGGTGGACGAGAACATGAACGACGCCCAGGTGGAAGCCCAGGCCAAGGCGATGCTCAAATATCACAATCGCCGCTTCCGTACTCTGAAAGTGCAGGCGCTTGGCATTCCGGGCCTGCGGGCGGGGCAGATGCTGATGATGGACGTGGACAACCTGGGGGATATCAATCTCCACGGCCTGGTGCTGCTGGAGCGGGTGTCCCATACTTTCAAAAACGATCTGCACACGATGGAATTCGACGTTCAGGAATTGGGGGTGTAGCAGTGGAATTGTCCGACGTTCTGCACCAGATGATGCAGGATACCATAAAGGGATCTTCACCAACTGACATGACGGTCGGGACCGTTACCAGCGTCAAGCCGCTGGAGGTGAAAATCAGGGAGGAAATGAATGTTATCCCTCAGATTGCCCTCCGCCTGACAGCAGCAGTGATTGAAAAGAAAATCCCCATTCTGGAGCACGAGCATATCACAAAGGGCTTCCGTCATGACCATGCGCTGCCTGATCTCTCCCACAGCCACAGCGGGGGAGACGGGGAGACCGGGCCTGCTCTGGAAGGTTCTCTGACAACAGAGACAGCATTGAATCCGGATGCCTATATTTCGGACAGGCAGTTGCTGAAGCAGGAGATCGTTTGCTATGAGGACGGGAAGCCGCTCCCGGTAAAGGACGGATACATCATCTTGAACCGCGCCCTGGAAGCAGGGGACAAGGTTCTGCTGCTGCGGGTCATGGGCGGAGAGCAGTTTATCATCCTCTCCCGTGTATTTGAGAAGGAGGCGTAGCCATGCTGCCGCAATCGAATATCGACCTGACCAACGGCATCGTCTTCCAGGACCAGCCGTCCCTCACCTGGATCGCCGACCCGGTGACCAACCGGCTGCGGGGCCGGGGCGACAACTGGGAGGCCGTCCGGCAGGCGGTGGAGGTCATTGTGAACGTGGAACGGTTCAAATGGCAAATCTACACTCCCAACTTCGGCACGGACTACGACGGCCTGCTGGGTACAGAACCCGGCTATGCCGCGTCCGAACTTCGCCGCAGGCTGGAGGATGCTTTTCTGCCGGACAACCGTATCCTGGGTATCAAGGACTACGCGTACACGTTTGATGGCGTGAGTCTGACCGTCGCCTTTACCGCCATGACGGTGTTTGGCGACGTTGCCGGCGGCATGGAGGTGAAACTGGCGTGATTGACCTGAGCAGGAGGACCTATCGCAATATTTTGCAAGCCCAGCTGGACCGGGTACCCAACTCACTGGACAGGCGGGAGGGCTCCATGATCCAGACAGCCCTCGGGGCGGGGGCATACTCGCTGGAGGAGTTCTACCTTGAACTGGATCAGATTCAGCGGGGGGCGTACTTCCAGACCGCCGCGGGGCAGGATCTGGACTACCTGGCTGTGCTGGCCAACGTCCAGAGATACCCCGCGTCTCCAGCGGTGCGGCTGGGCGTGTTCAATATTGACATCCCCATCGGATCCCGATTCTCCACCATTGACGGAGCGGACAGCGTTAACTTCATAGCCGCGGAGAAGATCAGCGGCGGGCGATTCCAGATGACCTGCGAGACACCGGGTTCCATTGGAAATCAGTACACCGGTCCCATCCTGCCTATCAACTACATCCAGGGGCTGACTTCGGCGGAGCTGGTGGACATTCTGGTTGCCGGGGACGACACTGAGAGTGATAATGACCTGCGCAGACGGGCCATCAGCGCGCTGAACGAGCAGCCCTTCGGCGGCAACGTGGCGGACTACAAACGGGTGGTGCTGGCTATCGACGGCGTAGGCGGCCTCCAGGTCTATCCTACCTGGGACGGCGGCGGCACGGTGAAGCTCAGTATTATTGGCGCGGACTGGATGCCCGCGTCCCGGCAGTTGGTGGAGACAGTACAGAACACTGTTGACCCGCCGCCCGGCCAGGGCCTGGGCTACGGCACCGCTCCCATCGGGGCAAAGGTGACTGTCACCACGCCTGAGACAGTGGAGATCAACGTTTCCGCCACGCTGGCAGTGGGTGCGGGCTATACCGCCGCCCAGCTGACGGGCCCGGTGAAGCAGGCCATAGACGGCTATCTCCTGGACATCCGCCAGGAGTGGGAGCAGCCGGAGGCCTCCGGACTGACCCATTACGCCTCCTGGGTCTACGCCGCCCGGGTGACAGCGGCGATCCTGTCGGTGCAGGGCGTGGTCAACGTCACCGGTCTGACCATCAACGGTTCACCGGCGGATCTCCAACTGATCGAGGACGGCTTGCTCCAGCAGGTCCCGATCCTGGGGGAGGTGACGGTCCATGCCTGAGACGCAGATCTGTAAATACTACCCGCCCTGGTTCAGAAAAATTCTGGATTTCCAGGCGCTGTGCCAGACGGAGAAAACGGAACTGGACGCTATGGCGGAGGCCATGGACCAGATCCATAAAAATCTGTTCGTCCAGACAATGGACGAGGGAACTACCGCCCAGTGGGAGGCCATCCTCCGTATCCTGCCCGCCCCGGAGGAGACGCTGGAATTCCGCCGCCTGCGGGTGCAGAACCGGTTGTCCCTGCGTCCGCCGTTTACACTTATCTTCCTCCGGGAGAAACTGGATCTGCTGTTTGGTCCCGGCAACTACGAAGTTGAGGTTGACTATCCCAACTATACCTTATACATTGAGGCCCCTGCGGCTGAGCAGGCGTATTTCACGGAGGTATCCGCCCTGCTGAACATCGTCAAGCCCTGCCACATTGTCTATATCGCCCGACCCCGGCTGGACAGTGTACTGCACCTGTCGGAGCGGATCAGCCGGGGCAGGAAGACCTATAACTATATCCTCGGTTCGTGGGCGCTCGGGGAGAAGCCGTTCACCACATTTGAGGAGCAGGAGGTTTTGAAATTGGAGACAACGCCCAGCGTTACTCAGACGCTTTTGAACCAGACCGCCGCCTTTGTGACTTCAGATGTGGTTGCTGCCCGCGTCAACGGAGAGATCATCATCTCCGCGCTGACCCGCGCCGCCTCCGGGAACACAGGCAGCGTATTTTACACAATCCGGCGGGAGCAGACAGAGGAAGTCACCTTGTCGGAACTGCTGGATAAGGACGGGAACGTACTGTCCTCCAGCGCGGTAGTGATACCGGTGCTGGAGGAGGCCATGATGCTGCGGCACAGTTTTGCGGTAAAGGAGGGGACGTGACGTGGCGGAGAAACCGATTAAGACGCCGCTGCCGGCTGATTTGCCGGAGGACTGGAACGAAGGGCAGACGGTGGCTCCTGACGGAACAGCGGTGGGCCTGACAGAGCAGCACGGGTATAACTACCTGATGCAAATGGTGAACCGTGCCCAGAGGAGCGTGAATGAGATCAGCGATGCTTTTGAGACGATCCACTCCGGCGCGGGCCGCGTGGTTGTGGGCAAGTTGGGTTCCATATGGGCGAAAGACTGTGACTATCTGTGCGACGGGACGGACGACCAGGTGGAGATCCAGAAGGCATTGAATCGTGTAATCAATGGCGGGGAAGTAATTTTGCTCCCTGGGATCTATAGGACAAGCGGCTATATTTCCGTAAGGGAATCCTGGCTGCATGGTATCCTTGCCGGTACAACAACCATCATGCGTGCTACCGCAGATGGATATGGTGAAGTGAAAAGTATAATCCATTTGGACGGTGGAAAATTATCGGATTTCACCTTTAATGGATTCGACAAAGTGGACGGCAATACTTTTGACATTTCTGTTTCCAACTTGGGGGATATTGAAAATGTATGGTTCGATGGTATACACAAACGAAGTATTTATATTTCGGGCAGCGGAAATGGTTTCTCACCAAAAGTCATAAATTGCAAATGGTTCCAAGTGAATACCGCTATATACATTGATTCATTCTATGGCTCAATTCTCATTTCCGGTAATGAATGCCTTTCTGGAGGTAAGTTTATTGAAACAAGCGCTGCCGGTGGTGATTTAAAGGCAGTAATTATCGGGAATGTGAGCGCGGGTTACTCTGGAGGATATTATCTGGATAATCTGTCAATAACCGGAGGAAATATTATCCAGGGGAATCACTTCAGTGAATTGGTTATCCATAATTCTTCCGGAAAAAGGCTTGTCAATAACGGCAACATCATTTCAGGAAATGTAATTAACACAGGCAGAGATGGAAACGAGGCTGCCATCACCCTTGGAGAAAACACTTCCGGCTGGTTTGTGACCGGGAATGTGTTGTTTGAAGTTGATGAACCTGTTGACTACTATATCAGGGACCTGGGGGATGGAAACGTTGTGCGCTTCAACTCCGGCGACACCGGCGAGAGCGGCGGAAGCGGAACAGCCGGGGTTGCCAGCTTCAATGGCCGCAGCGGCAAGGTGAGGCCCGCTGACAATGACTACACCGCGGCGATGGTTGGCGCGATCCCAGCCTCCGTTGTGAAGAGCATCCAGGCCATGACACAAACAGAGTACGACGCTCTGACCACCAAGAA